GAGACTTTCAGCATATGCACCACCATCAACAAGAGGTCCTATACCATTCAACGGTGTCTTTGGCATACTTGTGGATGTTGGTATAGGACTTGGTGGCATTCCTGAACCATCCATTGCTGATGCATCTGATGCATACGACCCCAATATACCAGCAGACTTCTTAAAGAAATCTACAATACTACCAGTTGATCTATATTCTTGCTGTGGTGTTGCACCACCCTTATCACCACCACCACTGTTGTCACCTGTTTTAGCAGTAGATCCACCACCACCTGTGTTACCACCACCAGCATCGCCAGATGCAACATAAGATCCAGCACCATCCTTACTACCAGAACCACTCAGATTCTCCCAGTGCCATGCTTCATGTCCATCAGGATTGTCTGTTTCATATCCTGGTATCTGACCAAAACCAAATTTGCCTGCATTCTTCCTTAACCATTTATATGATGCATTAGTGTACCAAAGGTCAACTGCTTTACCTAAACCATGATTAGATGTTCCTGGATATGCAGCAGTACCAGGTCCTAATTGATCATAAAGTTGCTTCTGCTTATCATATGTTCTATATGATGAGTTGATTCTAAAATGAGTTCCCATCTTGAATCCAGACTCTGATGCTGATTGCATCATTGCCTTGAACTGTGGTGCAATTCCCTTAGCAAGTTTATGACCACTACCAATAGATACTAGATCTTCATCAGGTAGTTGTCCATTGACAGTACCACCCTTAGCAAATTTACCCCAATCGGAAACAGGTGTCTTTGCAGTATCTTTCCGTTTCAGAATAACAGGATCTACAAATCTCTTAGTTCCTTGGTTGTGTGCGCGAATAGCACCACCCTTTGCCATCTCGGGAAGTTCTGGTGGTGTAATCTCTGCCGTGCCATCACCATCATTCTCAGCGGCACCCATCAATGCCTCCATACCAGGCATTTCACCATTAGGATCACGTACAAGTTTCCTCTGTGGAAAATCACCCCCAAGTTGCTTAGCAATTGGATCATCTATATCTGCTAGACCAGTCTTAGCAAGCAAACCAAGTAGTTGCTCTCCTGCCCACTCACCAGCGAATCCACCAGCAGCACCAGTAATGAAACCAGGAACACCACCAAATGGAGCACCAATAGCAAAACCAGCACTATATCCTAATAAACCACCTAATGCTTTCAGTATAGCGTTGATAGGTGACTCACCAAATGCACCATAATCTAACAATGCCATGACAGAGGCAATCAGTGTATCAATACCACCAATCTTCATGCTGGATTTCGCAGCACCAAGAAACTCTCGCATGGTCTTGAACCCAGGATTCTTAAATCCTGATGCCAAGAAACTAACAACAGATTTTCCTGCCGTCTTTACCTGTTGTCCTCTTGGTAACTCAGCAAACTCGGCAATCTTCTTTGCCTGAGGGTTCTTCTCTAATATAGGTTTGATGAAGTTTTTGACTTTTGTAGTTACCTTTGCAGCAAGTGCCTTAGGATTCTTTGCCATTTCGACAACATCACCAAGACTCTTCGCCGCTCTCTTACCAAAGTCCCAGATGCCTTGACCCATACCCTTGACACCATCAATCATGGCACCCGCACGAGCACCAAACCAATTATTAAGTCTGCCTACCTGCTTTAATGCAAAAGTGCCACCCTCTTTGAGTTTTGACTTAGCAACAGCACCCGCATCGAGAGTACCAGACCAGATGTTTCTAAGAGTACCTACGACACCCTTGTTAGTTGCTGCTGCTTCTGCAACCTCATCACCAAGACCCATCGCTTGCTGGGTTGCCTGCTTACGTGCCTGTTCAAGTTGAAATGGTGTTTTAGGTGTTGGTTTTACAGCAGGTGTTGGTGGTTTCTTGAATAAACCATTGATACCAGTCGCTGCTGCTGTAAACTTTTTAGTAATCTGACTACGAAGAGCCTTGATTCTTCTAAGTCTCTTCGCTCTCTTTATATCTTTGAGACGCTGCTTCGATGTTCTACCATCTCTACCAATTCTCTTACCTTTCGGTTTTTTTACCTTAGGTCCACACCCCATGGAATCGGCAGCGTCTACCGCCTTGCCGAGACCAAACATAAATTTGACATCACTTAGCAACTTCCATGGCATTAGGATGCGTGATCCAATATGGATTGCAGCGAATCCCGCTAAGATTTTAAGGACACCAAACATCTTATCGAGACCATTCCCGATCATACCCTTATCAGGGTCATATCCAAATACGTCAGTTATACCATCCAGAACTGTACCAACACCCCAACGGGTGAACGTTGATGCAAGATTCCAGACACCCTTAAAGAAATTGAATAACTTAATTATCTTTTCTTTATTCTTTTCATCACCTAACCAGTCCATCACCCCCATCGCAATCGGGATGGCAACTAACTTCATCAAACCACCCATTAGGACGGCCATTGGTTTCAGCAGTGCTTTCAACCACCCAAATCTAGATTTCTTCTCTTTCTTACCTTCTTCTAGTCCTGCCTTCTCTTCACCTTTCTCATTCAGAGATTCTTGCTTCTTCTCTGCTAACTTATCTTGCTGTAAACCTTTCTTCCTACCAAGTGCGTCAGTCTTTGCTTCAATTATCTTCTTTCTATGCTCACTCTCTTCCGTCGATATATCTATCTCTTCTTGCAAGAATCCTACTGTGGACTCTTGATACATTTCAACTAGTGTTTTAAACTCTGTAAGTTGTACACCAATATTTGTTACAGCACCACCCATACGATTTTGGGCAATGGTCATTTTTTTAAATACCTTGCCCAAATCATCAGAACCAGTCATTTGACTGGGACTGACCGTAATATATTTTCTAAGAGTTGCTGCCATTAGAGGGAGTTCTTCTGTTTAGATCTTTCTCGTTCTTCTTCTTGGAGGTATGCCAAGAGCAAGTTAGTATAAACTTCTCGTTCCCAAGGTATCATGGTTTCCAACTCAGCGAGTGAATACTTATGATGATGCATTAAGGCGAAGTTAGTCTTGTAATAATTTTCAAGACTACTATGCATCAGGGCTATGCGAAAAAAGAAGCGAGTCCTTCAAGTGTAACAGTATTCACAACTTTGGTCTTAGGATTCTCAACATCGAACTCATGCACTAGTTTAGGCATGGTATCGAAGAATTGTTGAATCATACCAAACTGTTCATTGTTCATCTGACCAAGGAAATCCTTTGCTTCATTCTTAGTGAATGAATCATAGGTCTCTTCACCTTCATATACTTTCTTGATGCAACTAGCAGCAAGATCAAACACATCATCAATATCAGGTTCGTCTTTCATGTTTCGATCGACGAATGCTTCGAGAGCAGGATACTTCATCTCAATTTTGACAGTTTCATTCAGTTTGATAATCTTTTTGTGTTCCTTAGGAACGATTACCTCAACATCTTCAAGGTTGATAGCAACATCAACTTGGGTTTCACCATCATCTTGACATGTGACTTTGAATTCACTGACTTCACCAACTGCCTTGGATCTGATCTTCAAGAATAGATATTCAATCTCAAATGTTGCAAGATTATCAACAGTTTTTAGATTAGTACACGCCTTCAAGATAGTCTTGACTGCTTTGAACATCTCCTTCTCGTTCTGAGTTTCCATAGCGAGATAAAGTAGTTTCTCCTCTTTTACAAGGAAAGGTCTATACGTGACCTTTGTTCCACTGATGGGCATTTTGCACTCATAATCAGGGACAACAAGAGTAGGAAGTGGCATAGTATGAAATTACGATGTAATTATTTAGACAGGTTATCCGATGCTAAACCTTTGTACATCAGGATTACCCGAACCAGATACTCTGAATTGAATTTCATCATAATTGATAACCTGTCTCTTACCGTCTTTTGTTTTAAGTGTGGCAGGTGAAACTTGATCGAAACGATATCGTTCAAAGTAAAACTGTATATCCATTTGCAACAAACTTGTCTGTTCGTTATCAAATGACATTGTACTAATATTAGTTGGGAATGCACCATACATCTTCCATACAGCAGATGCCTGTGATGGATGTAAACCTGTTGACTTAGGATACCCCTTAGGTTTGATCTTAAAGTTTGCTCCGTGCTCCCACTTGACGATCATCATGTCTGTCACATAATTATCATAGAAACCCACAGTATTGTCAGAGTCAGAGGCAGCAGCATTCATCCATTGCTCAAAGAATTGCCTGTGCTGCATATCCTTGGTCACTAAGAATGAAATAGTAATCTCAGAGTTAGTTTGACCTGTCACGAATCGACGCATCATACCAAAGTTGTTGACTTCACCAGTAGTGATTGCTCTACTAGGGACAGTTACATTAGATGCATAGTAATTAATATTTCGTACAGTATTGACTGCTCGATTACGTATCTGCTTATTTACAGTACCATTCTGAGTGTTATCAGAGAATACTGCTGGCAATGGCAGGATGATCTGATACAGATTGCTAGTAGCAGGTGCTCCTGCATTCGTTGCAATTTGTTCTCTAAAATCAGTAAATCTGTTGGGGGTTGCCACTATCTACTCCAAATAACACTACTAGGTACATCAATGTAACGACCAGCAACATCCATTGTGAATTGCTCCAATGGTAGTGGTACTTTCATTTCTTTTAGATCAATAGAAGGCACAGTTTTAATATTACCTGCACTTGACATAAAGTATTTATGATGGCAACGCATAGGATAAGCGACGGATCCCCCACCCCATGATCTAGCAATACTTGTTCTTGTAGATGGTCTTAGATAATGTAAATTACCACCAGAGAATTGTTTCTTAGGTAGATCTACATCAGTTACCAATACCATAGGGAATTTATCATAATACTGCAATCCCTCAGTTTGTGCAGAATATGAAAAAAATATAACATCACCTACATTGAAACCTCTGGAATCTTGTAGTCCAAACATGAACTGGGATCGATACCATTCTTTGGATTGCCTGCTACCACCAGCAAGATCTTTGACATCGTTGAAGATACTCATACCTTTAATTCGTGTTCGGTCAGTATCATAAATTTCATTCTTCTATCAAGACAATACTCTTTCGCCGCTTTCCACTTAGCATCATTCACAGCATATGTCTTCACTTCACTAATATATCTTTTAGTTATTCTCTTAGACTTCTTCGGCGGTAAGGTTTGTGCAGCGGGTTTAACCTCAATGATGTACTTTTCAGTCTTGCCAGTTTTAGTTCGTGCTCGGACATAAAAGTCTGGAAAATAACGATGGGGACGGTTATCGACAGGACTGATATATGGAATGACGATCTCTTCACTACCCCATTCAAGAACGTTCTCATTCTTATCGCACCACATCATGAACTTTCTTTCCCATAAACTTCTATAAATAATATTTGTGGGATCACCTTTATACTTATGAGTGTTTGACGGTCTAAACTTTCCTGAATAACTCATGCCACAAAAGAATAAAAAAGCAAATAACAATCCTCAAACTGCCAAGAAGAATGGTGGATTGGGAAAGATTGGTAGTGATGGTGCTAGACTTATTTATCCATTACAGTTACCTCGTGGTCCGAGAAAGAGGGGAGACGGGTCAATATCTAACCGAGCCACAAGTTCTACACGTAGTATGGACTACTTGAAGTTCTCTATCTACGACTCGGAGAAGAATAATCCCTATACTTATGCTGGTCAACCTGGTAAGGGTGGCGGTAAAGCAAAGACAGGTACAGCAGATCAGATCATGAAGTCTGTGTACTTATACTTACCACATGATTTGAGTGAGACATTCAGCACTACTTATGACAAAGCAACACTAGGACCATTCGGTGCTGCTGTTGTGGAAGCAATGAAGAATAATGATATGTCAAGTATTGTTGATAAGGTGCAGGCAGGGGCAAATGCAGCAAAACCAGAGATTGCGTTTAGTGCAGTCTCTGGTATCTTCAATGGTTTGAATAATTTTGCTGGTACTGATGGCAGTCTGGATAAGAACCAGATGGCAGCATTAGCAAAGGGTAAGGTATTCAACCCATACCAAGAGACAGTGTTCAAAGGTGTTAACTATCGTTCTCACAACTTTACCTTTGATATGGCACCACGTAATGAAAAGGAAGCAGAGAACATTATCAAAATTATTCATGCACTCAGGGATGCAATGCTACCTGGTACAAGTGGTGAGGCAGCAAGATGGTTAACTATCCCACGTTTCTTTAAGGCAGAACTGATTAGATACAATCCAAATGGTAGCAGCAAGACTGCAAAGGGTGGAGGTGAGATATCTCGTCCTGAAACATTGTCAACACTACTTACATATCCTGTAAACATGGTGTTGACTAACATGCAAGTCAATATGACACCATCAGGACAGAATAGTTCAATTAGAGGTCTTGCTGATGATGGTACAGACTTCGGTCCTGCATCATACAGAATGACATTGACATTTGATGAGACTGCGTTCATCACTCGTGATATGTACAAAAACGGCGGTAAGAACAAATGACACATTATTTTGAACTAGTCCCAAACGTAAAGGTACGCATATCTTCTTTTAGGAAGAATAATGTTGAACCTTACATTGTTGCTAAGAATATCTTCCGACGAATCAAGATTCGAGATATTGTCCAAGAGGATATCTTAGGTTTTGAGCAATATTCTATTGTTAATAATGAAAGACCTGATCAAGTTGCAAATGAACTTTATGGTGACCCAGAATTAGACTGGGTGATATTGCTATGCAATAACATTATTAACATTTATAATGAATGGCCTATGGATGAGCAAGAGTTATATCAGTATGTTGATAGTAGATATAATAGTAATATCAATCAAATCCATCATCATGAAACTTTTGAAGTAAAGAGTGATCAAGGTGATACTCTCTTACATGAAGGTACCATTGTTAATAGCACTTTTAGGTATTATAGACCTGATGGAACACTGGTAACTCCCATCATATATCCAGTATCAAACTGGGAACACGAAAGGAATCTAAATGATGAGAAAGCGAATATTTGGGTTTTACGTAATGATTACGTAGAACAGTTTGTTGATGAATTTGAAAGTCTTCTTGAATATCTACCAAGTGAAGAAATTGGTGATGGTGATCAGGTTAAGATGACACCAAATTCTGTCCAAGAAGTATTCATTACTCAGAAGGACATATATTCTACTCAGTATGGTCTCTCACCATCGATTGCATTTGCTGGACAGCAAGAACTTGGTTCTAGAATTATTCGTACTACAACGTTAGATTCTGGGGCAACAGTTACTAGTAGTGCTAGCAGTAGTGCTGCATCTGAGAACCTTGTGAACTCTTCTGGTGTTGTGGCAGGAACCACAGATGCTAGTAGCACTTCTAATAGTAACAGTTCTAGCAGCAGCAGTTCCTCTTCCAGTAGCAGCAGCAGTAGCAGTTCCTCGTCTAGTTCTGGATCTTCTGGTTCTAGTGGGTATGGTGGGTACTAAGTAGACCCTTGTCACCCAACCAATGTAGGGTTTCCTTCATATCCCCAAGATGTCTGACACCGATCGACACTTGGGGATATGTTGCTTCTGGACCAAACTCATTCTCAAAGGATCTTTGAGAAAAATGTTCATTTAGACGATATTCCAGAAATTCGCCACCTAGCGAGTATAGCAGTGATGCCATACGCTCACACTCTTGACTTCCGTTTGAATAAATGACTGATTTCATTCTGGGTCCTTATATGTAATTGTGATTTTATGATAAACTTCATCTCGGTTGTCACTGTTGTAAACACGACAACGATCGATCTTAGCATCTAAGATCTTCACCACATTATCTATCTGTAAATTAACTACGAAATCTTTGAATACAGGAGTGAGTCCTATCTTATTAGATCCTGGTGCGTTAAAATCATCCATTACTCAATACCTTTGGGGAAAGTGTCAATCTCAGTCAATTCATAGTCCCAGTCTTCCATGACTGTATTAGCATAGAAACGATCTGAAAGCATTTCAATTTCTTTCTCTGCATACTCTCTGGTTGGTGCTTCCAACCAAATATCAATCACTTTACCAAGTCTAAGTTTCTTGATATCTAACTCAGACAATCGCTTACTACCATCTCTCACAGCATTACCTGGTGAGTCATCAACCTGTGATCGTAGTCGGATGAATACTAATGCTTTAAACTTCATGCTTTCTCCCTCTCGTCAAGTGCTTCATGAATAATCTGCTTCAA